CCAGAGACAGTTATCATAGAAGCGAAGGCTTCTGGTATGCCTTTGACCCACGAATTACGGAACATGGGCATACCGGTGGTTAATTTTACACCGAGTAAAGGCAACGATAAGGTATCACGAGTACATTCGGTATCCCCATTGTTTGAAGCGGGCATGGTCTGGGCCCCCGATGAGGCTTTTGCAGATGAAATGATAGAAGAGGTTGCAGCTTTTCCAAATGGAGAGTATGATGACCTTGTTGATAGCATGACACAGGCTCTCATGCGGTATCGTCAGGGTAATTTTGTACAGCTACCGAGCGACGATTGGGACGAGAGCGATGGGTCAGCACAGGTAAGGGCTTATTATTGAGGTGTAAATGGCTGATCCTCAGCAAAATTACAGAAACGTACTATCAAGACTAGAGGCTCAAGACAAAGAGGGCACTAATCTTCAGGACGTATACGACTTTTTGTCCTTGATGCCGGGC